AGACGATCGGTAGCTGCCGATAGATCATAAGATGATAACAGATGATCTGATTTATATTTGGATAAAAAATTTTCCAAAGCTAAATCCTGATTAAATGTTCCATCACATTCTTCTTGACGAAGAATGTTAAATAATCTATCGTGAAGAGGTTTAAAACACAGCTGAATTCACCAGTTAGTCATTGCGACTACCCTGGCTTTTCCAGCAGTATTATAAACCACTGACAGTTTCCCAAGTTTTATTGGAACTCATCTTAAGAGTTCGGGAAAGATAATATGTAATATTACATAGGGTACAAACCCCACGCATATGATTAAGAGGAATCACAGCAGGAACGGTTTACCATATCTTCATAATCATTTGATTAAGAAGAATAGGACGACCGGGTTATAAAGAAAAGCGAAAGCATCAACAGATGCCATTCACAAAGCTTTAAAACCATTTGGACCTGCAGATTCACCGCCTATCAAAGAAATTTTAAAATTTCTTCTATCTAAATCCTTATTACGGAGAAAATCATCTAAAGCTAATTTAAGTTTGCTAGAGTCAAAACTTCTAGCAACTCCAGAAAATTGATCACTAATAGTGTCAAATTTTGGTTTAACTTTAGTTGGAAATACTCTAAATATAGATAAAATAGATAGTAATCCCCCAACTTGTTTACTAGTTAACTGATCGAGATTATCTCGAATAGTTAATGGTAATATAGAAGGGAGTCCCCGGTAGTCCAGCGAAATATACGGACCATTTTGGTCAGATATTAAAACTGGACGACCAGATAGGTAAGCAACGGTAAAGTGTAAGACGAGTTTAAGATACTGAAAAGTAAAATTAAACCCAGATTTACGAACTAACCGTTGAATTCTTTTTCTGAACGTGCTAAGCTCGGCTTTAAAAGCTTGTAAGCCTGACAATCATAATATCTCTTGAAAAAAGTTTGAAAACTCCTTAAGAGTAATTCAAGCTTTACGAGAGATTTTAGGTCTACGAAGTTGGTTTAAAGAAAATAATTCTTTCATACTAATTTTTGTAGAACTACGTCGGTGTAAGGGCTGTGATAAACAGTACTCCTATCCCGAGCGGCCTATCTTATAGGCTTAGCTAAAGGGATAACCTAAGTTACCAGGCTGGACCGAGACCGTTGTCCCACACGTGTGGGAGTCTCAGGAGGCTTCCTTCAGGGCGATAGCCGATCGCTAAAACTGAACATTTCTGGTCAATATTCACGACATACAGATTTTCGG